GCACATTTGTGACAACAGACTTTGCATAAACCCAAAACATCTTTTGCTCGGCACTCATGCTGATAATTGTGCGGACAAAGTAAAAAAAGGAAGGCAAGCTAGAGGCGAGAAGCAAGGGAACAGTAAACTAAAAAACCACCAAGTTGTTTTAATAAAGTATCTTTTTACAGTTGGCGCAACAAACGTTGCAATTGCAAAAGAATATGGCGTTTCAACAATGTGCATAAGCAGAATTAGAAGTGGCAAAACTTGGGGGTTTTTATGAATTACTATCCTTTTCACCTTGGTGACTATGCTTCACACACTGGGCACTTAGAGCCAATGGAGGACTTGGCGTATAGGCGGCTGATAGATGCATACTATTTGCGCGAAGGAGAACTACCAGTTTCCGTGGCTGAAGTTGCAAGGCTTGTAAGGTTAAAAGATTATCAAGAGGTTTTGCAAGCGGTCTTAAATGAATTTTTTGAGCTTACAGACGAAGGTTGGTTTCATGGCCGATGCGAAAAGGAAGTTTTGCGTATGCAGGACAAGCAAGCGAAAGCCAAGGTGTCTGCACAAGCATCGGTTGAAGCACGTAAAGCGAACGCTCAACGTCCGTTTAACGAACGCTCAACGGACGTTAAGCTACCAACACCAACACCAACACCAACACCAACACCAACACCAACACCATTAACCAAAGATAAGACAGCAACACGCGGTGCGCGGTTGCCAGCAAACTGGAAGCCTGATTCTGAACTTGCCGAGTGGTCAAAGACAGAGCGGCCAGACCTTGATTTGCGCAAAGTTTTTGCAGAGTTCACGGACTACTGGAATTCGGTAGCTGGCGGCAAGGGTGTCAAGCTAGACTGGAACGCGACTTGGCGAAACTGGGTTAGAAGTCAGAAAGTTGAAAAGCAATCTTTTGCACAGCAATCTGCTGACGTTGTGAGGAATACTGTTGCAATTTCACCTTCATACGATTCAGCTTTGAGGCAGATAGAGCTTGACCGCAAAACGGCTGTGCCTATGCCTGCAGACATAAGGGCAAAAATCAACGCAGTATTGAGGAAAGCATGAACTATTACACAGCAAGAAAAATACTTGATTTAGTAAGAGAAGGTAGGGATTACCCTGTATTCATAATCAACCAAGCGTTGTACATTATTAGTGAGCTTACAGAGGAAGAATATGAAAAAACAAAGCAAATACAAGCCTAAACCTGTCTTAGTCAACCCGTTGGCTTTTGTGATTGAAAGCATCACACCAGTTGCAAAGCATGAAGGCTCTCTGTTGAACCTGAAGTTGAAGAACCACAATGCCCTGGCAATGCTTGTCAAAGGTGAGGCAAGACGAAAAGAGCTGGATGTACTGATAAGCGCTCTAAACACGTGCGAGGCGCTAGTTCTGATGGGGTTTGGTACTGAGTATGCTTTTGTTGCAAAAAACGGTTTAGACGCGCTTCTAGAGGTCTGCAAACGCGGTATGAGGACAGACCACTACATCTTGAAGGGTGCTGAGATGCAAACATTGGACGAGGCAATGCAATTACACGACAAGCAATTAGAAATCGTAACGGTGGGCGAGTTAGATAGGTCGCAACGTATTGTCCGCGATGTGCTGAGGTCGAAAAAGGTAAAAGTTATAAACGATAAGGAGAAAGTGAAATGAGCAATGGATTTAGGAGTTTTTCACCCGCTAAAGAAAACGCATATGCATTATCAGCAAAGACGGAAAATGAGCGTTTTATGCACTCCAGGCCGCAAATGTGCCTAAGGTGTCAAAAGGATAAATACCTGAAAGGCGGAAGCATTCGGTTTATCGGAACGTTTCGCAAGTTTATTTGCAAAGACTGCGTAGATGCTAAGCAACAGGAGAAGAACACATGACTAATTTAGAAGTTATTAAGCCATGCCCATTTGATGGGAACCAGCCAGAAATGAAACATAAGGATGGTTCATGTGCATATTCCCCTAGGCAATACTATATTTCCTGCGGCTGCGGTTGTAGTTCACCCAAATTTGACGATGAAAAATGGACAAAAAGAAAGGGAACCATTAGTATTTCCGACGAGGCGAAACAGTCTGCGTTACTTTGGTGGAACAGGAGAAACACATGAACGAACGAATTAATACACATAGACAGCAACAAAGAGGACACATGATGATCGAATACACAGTCCAAATTTACGAACGCCGCACAGAGTGGTATCTCAACGGTAAACTTCATCGCGTAGAGGGGCCAGCGATTGAGTGGTCTAATGGTGATAAGGAGTGGTATCTTAATGATAAAAGACATCGCGTAGAGGGGCCAGCGATTGAGTGGTCTTATGGTGATAAGTCGTGGTGGTTGAATGGACTACTGCATCGTGAGGATGGCGCAGCTATTGAATGGGCCAGTGGTCACAAGGAGTGGTTCCTGAATGGCGTTAGAGTGACCGAAGCTGAAGTAATGAGCCCCGTCAAACAACCACACAAGCCTTGGGTAGGGCTAACCGAGGAGGAGGTGGAGCAGATTGTTGATGGAAACACGCTTGGCTCAGGCTACCAATTCTGGTGTAGCGGTAAGGGTGTTGCTGAGGGAGTTGAGGCATTATTAAAGGAGAAGAACACATGAACATAGAAAAAGTTATTGAACTGGCGCGTGACGCAAAGCTACCGCACTACTACCAGACAAGTGATATAAATCTAGACGCGCTTGAAAGCTTTGCTAAGTTGGTCGGGCGCTATGCGGTAAAGGCAGAGCGTGAGGAAATAGCATTGGAGTTTGAGAAGCGACATGAAGGTGTTAAGCACTTAAACAACTACTGGTTACATGCCGCAAAATATGTCATGGCAAGAGGCAGTGCTTAAGCTGCTACTGGCTCTGTTGATGTTGCCTTCATCAGCATTGGCTGTGCCTTACTCTAAGCAAGCTAAATGTTTGGCTGACAACCTGCACTACGAAGCAAGGGGAGAGAGCCTGGCTGGCATCAGAGCTGTGGCCTCGGTGGTCTTAAACAGGGTCGCAAGTAAGCGCTGGCCAAACTCAATCTGCAAAGTGGTTTATCAAAGCAAACAGTTTAGCTGGGCAAACGATTACAGGGCTAGAAACCCAAAGCTAGTGGCATACACGCAGAAGGTGCAACGGGTTGTTGCTAAAGCAATCGCAGGCCGGTTAAAGGACAACACGCGAAGGTCAACGCACTACCATACCCTGGCCGTTTATCCCAAGTGGGCGGGCAGACTTGAGATGACAGAGGTCATTGGTTTCCACGTTTTTTATAAATACCACAGGAGAAAAAAATGAACGCAGAAAAAGAAATTAGAAGAACTAACGCATGGCTACAACGCCGCGTAATGGCAAGCAAAATACCGGTAGACGCAGAGCCATACATCAATTACCAACATCAAAGCCCGCAGCGCTGGCGCAATGTTTTAGTAAAACTATCGGTTGTGGCGGTAATTCTGTTTGCAGTAGGGCTTGTCACTTGCGGGTTAATTACACTCAACTTATGGCTTGCTATATGAAAAAAGAATCAATACCAAATGCTTTCACAATGTTTATTGGGAAAAGTATTATTAGCGATGACACAAGTTTTAGACGTTCCAGAGCTGGAACTGTCGGTGGTAAAGCTAGGTCAAAGAATTTAAATGGCGATGGGATACAAAATGTCCATCAACTTAAAGTCAATTCAAAACTCACAGAAAAGCAAAAGCGTTGTCTTTAATTCCCTGGGGCACAAAGAAAGAGCAAGCCGAGCGCCGAGTGCAACAAAGCATCGAGTCTAAAAGGTCACAACAGGCCGCTGACGAGGGTTTAGCTCGCGAGTTGGTGTACAGCTACAAGTGGCAAGCTGAAAAAGCGCCAGAGTGGTTTAGGGGTGTGATGGATAAATTGGCTAAAAAATACGGCCAAAAGTACGCGGATGATATTAGGGCGCTAATGACATTGGAGAAAAACAGAAAATGAAAATAACGCTACACAATGCGCAACAGGCGCACCAGGTGGTAACGGACATTTATCAAAAGATGAAGCCCCACTTTATGGGGGGTAAAAAATTTACATTGGAAGTCACAAGCGAGACTCGCAGCCAGCCACAAAATGAGATGTACCACGCAATTATTGGCCAGATTGCAAAGCAGGCAAACCATGCGGGCGCTAAGTGGGATGGCGAAAGCTGGAAACGGTTTTTGATTGACCAGTGGGCAAGCGAGACTGGCAGGTCAGTAGGTAAGGTAGCGCCCAGCTTAGATGGCCAAAGGGTAGTTCAATTGGGCTTGCAGTCGCGCAAATTCAATAAGGCAGACGCAAGCGAGTTCACAGAGTGGCTCATTTGCTGGGCAACAGACAAAGGTTTTGAGGTGGGCGAATGAAAACAAAGAAGTGCAAGGTATGCAAAGATACTTTTCAACCAGCCAGGCCGCTACAGACATGTTGCAGCCCATCGTGTGCTATGCAACTGGTCAAGGCGGTTAAAGTCAAGAAAGACAAGCAAGAAACAAAATTAAAGCTGGATGCACTGCAAACCAAGCCGCAGTTGGTCAAGAAGGCGCAGGCTGCGTTTAATTCGTACATCCGAGCCAGAGATACAGGCAAGCCTTGCATATCGTGTGACAAGCCTCTAGGAGACACGCCGAACACATTTGACGCGGGACACTACAGGTCGGTTGGTTCAGCGCCACATATGCGGTTTGTTGAGGACAACGTACACGGTCAATGCAAGCATTGCAATAACTGGCTTGGCGGGAACGTTGTCGAGTATCGCAAGCGACTCATAGACAGAATTGGTGAACGCCAACTTAACTTACTCGAATCTGACAGTACGCTAAGAAAGTACACCAAAGAGGGTTTGATTGAGATTGCCAGGCACTACAACGCAGAAGCTAGGCGGCTGAACAAAGACAGGTTACAATGAAGGCTCTTACTCCTAGTCGTTTGTAGCGACTTTAGGCCACTATCACAGTGGTCTTTTTTTTGGTAAAATAATATTACTTTGTTTTAACAATGGGATAAACAATCATGACGACAGATTCTAAAGTCGGGCGACCACGAATTGAAATAAGCGACGAAGATTTTGCAAAAATTGTTTCATTGGCAGAAATTAACGCAACACAAGATGAAATTTGTGCCATATGGCGCATATCTGAAGACACATTGGATAGGCGTTTAAAAGAGCGCGGATACCTAAATTTTGCGGACTTCTACAGAGAGCATGGCGCGAAAGGCAAAATAAGCCTACGCAGATTGCAATTTAAAGCGGCTGAAGAAGGTAACGTTCCTATGCTTATATGGCTGGGAAAGAACTTGCTAGGGCAATCTGATAAACAGACTGTTACAAGCACGCACCAGGTTACGTCATTTGAAGTAGTTGCTAGTGAAACTTAGGGCTAGGGCTACAAAGCCGCAAGCGCAGTTGGTAAACAGTACAAGCCGGTTCCCAGCAATGGTGGCTGGCTTTGGGGCTGGTAAGACGCACGCCCTAGTACTTAGAACGCTGAACAAGATATTTTCACAAGGTGGGGCAGACGTTGCCTACTATTTGCCAAACTACCCGCTAGTTCGAACAATCGCTTACCCAAGATTTCAGGCCGCGCTAGATGATATTGGCATACCCTACGAGCTAAACCGAAGCGAACACGTTATAAGGGTAAACAATCGTCAAATCATCTTTCGCACAATGGAAAACCCAGACACAATTGTTGGATACGAAGTTGGCGATTCAATGGTTGACGAGCTAGACACATTGCCAGCTAACAAGGCTAATGATGTTTGGAATAAGATTATTGCCAGAAATAGGCAAAAAAAGGCCAATGGACACACAAACACGGTTGCCGTTGGCACAACCCCAGAAGGCTTCAGGTTTGTTTATGAGCGTTGGTATAAAAACCCATCAGAAAGTTATGAGCTAATTAAGGCTCCAACTTATAGCAACCCTCACTTGCCAGCCGGTTACATTGAATCGCTTAGAGAGACTTACCCAGCCAACTTACTAAACGCCTACATTGAAGGTGAGTTTGTCAACTTAACGTCTGGCACGGTTTACATGAACTACGACAGACTTTTGAACGCAAAGGGTTTAGTGCCAAGTACAAACGAGACATTGCACATCGGGATGGACTTTAACGTTAACAACATGGCGGCTGCAATCCATGTAATGAGAGATGGCAACGCTTACGCAGTCGATGAGATAAGCGGAGGCCAGGACACGCCGAACGTTATAAGAACATTGCGCAACAGATACCCAGACAACCCAATAATTGTCTACCCAGACGCAAGCGGTGGAGCAACAAGCACAACTAACGCGGCATCAAGCGACCTGGTTTTGTTAAGAAACGCTGGGTTCACTATCAACGCACCAAGGGCGAACGGTCGGGTAAAAGACAGGGTTGCGGCTGTCAATATGGCTCTTTGCAACAATGAAGGCCATCGCTTATACTACATAAACATTGATAAATGCCCCAACATTGCTCTTGGGTTGGAACAACAAGCCTATGACAAAAACGGTGAGCCGGACAAATCAACAGGATTCGACCACATGAACGATGCGGTTGGATATTTTGTCGTTCGTAAAATGCCTATAAAGCGCAGACACGAATTTACAGCACAACCTGCTAGGTGGACATAATGGTTTTAATCACAAACAAGCATCCCGACTATGACGACAACTCAAATCGTTGGGAGTTTTTCTTGCGAAGCTACATGGGTGGCGATGAGTATAGGAATGGCCAGTACTTAACAAAGTACGTGAGTGAAGACAAGACCGAGTACTTGCGCCGTATTGACCTGACGCCTCTAGACAACCATTGCCGCAATATTGTGCATATTT